ACTGCGATTGCTAGATCTATTCGAAATTTAGTATTAACATATCCAGGAGAACGATTTTTCAATGAAAATCTAGGTTCAAAGGTAAGTCGTTCTCTTTTTGAAAATATTGATGAAATTTCTGCATCAGTAATTAAAGATGAAATTGAAAATACTATTCGAAACTATGAACCAAGGGTCAATTTAATATCAGTAAATGTATCTCCAAATTATGATAGTTTGGAATTTAATGTTACGATAAATTATAGAATTGTTGGGATTGATGTTCTTCCTCAACAATTATCATTTGCTCTTCAGCCAACACGATAATGGCATTAGTTAATTTTACAAATTTAGATTTCGATCAAATAAAATCATCCATCCGTGAGTATCTTCGAGCGAACTCGAATTTCACTGATTATGATTTTGAGGGATCTAATCTATCAACCTTGGTTGATGTTTTAGCGTATAATACATACATTTCCTCATATAATGCTAATATGATTAGCAATGAGGTATTCATTGATAGTGCTACTCTTAGAGAAAATGTAGTATCTCTCGCAAGAAATATTTGATATGTACCACATTCTTGTTCAGCATCAAAGGCAAATATATCTTTCTTTGTAGATACAACTGGATTTACAACTAACCCAATTACATTAAGCCTTAAGAGTGGAGTAGTATCGACTACAAACACTAGTTTTGGTAATCAAAATTATTCTTTTATTATTCCACAAGATATAACAGTACCCGTTGTAAATGGAATTGCTTTATTTGAAAATATAGACATCTATGAAGGAACATTTGTTGTTAATAATTTTACTGTAGATGCAAATAATCCAAATCAAAAATTTATACTAGAAAACGCTAATATTGATATTGATTCAATTAATGTTTTTGTGAGAGATACTCAAGCAAGCACAATTAAGAGTTCTTTTAAGTTATCTAGGAATTTATTTAATATTGATTCAGAATCAAGAGTATTTTTTATCCAAGAAATTGAAGATCAAAGATATGAATTAATTTTTGGTGATGGAATTTTTGGAAAAAAATTAAATAATCTCAACTATATTGAAGTTTCTTATAATATTACAAATGGAGAAAGTGCAAATGGAGTATCTTCATTTAATTTTAATGGAAGAATTCTTGATAACAACAATCGCGTTGTAACAACCGGCATTTCACTTATTACTACAAATTTATCATCACAAAATGGAAGGGAAATAGAATCGGTAGAATCTATTAAAAAATATGCTCCAAGAAAATATTCATCGCAAAATCGTGCAGTAACAGCAACTGATTACGAGACTATTATACCTACAATATATCCAGAAGCAGAATCAATATCAGTTTTTGGTGGAGAGGATTTAAATCCCCCAAAATACGGAAGGGTTTTTATTAGTATTAAACCAATTAATGGTCCATTTGTTTCAAATCAAGTAAAAGATAATATTAAAAGTTCTTTAAGAAGATATTCAGTTGCAGGAATTGTACCGGAAATTATTGATCTTAAGTATCTTTATATTGAAACAGATACCACTGCATACTATAATTCAAACTCAACTTCTGATGCAAACTATCTTAAGGATGTTATTTTTACCAATATTAGAAATTATGCAGACTCAAAAGAACTTAATAAGTATGGAGCAAGATTTAAGTATAGTAAATATTTAAAAATTATTGATGATTCAAACAGTGCAGTTACATCAAATATTACTAAAGTTGTGATGAGACGTGATTTAAGAGTAGTGTTGAATGCATTTGCTGACTATGAAATTTGCTATGGTAATCAGTTTCATATTAAAAATATGAATGGTTATAATATAAAGTCTTCTGGATTCAGAATAGCAGGAATTAATGAAACACTTTATATGTCTGATATTCCAAATTCTGATGGATTAACTGGTAGTATTTTCTTTTTTAAATTGCAATCAAACACACAACCAATAATTGTAAAAAGAAATGTTGGATTGATTGATTATGTTAAAGGTGAAATAAAATTATATCCAGTTAATATGTCTTCAACATCTAGATCATCATTTTCACAACCAATAATTGAGATTTCAGTAATTCCAAAATCAAATGATGTGATTGGATTACAGGACTTATATTTGCAACTAGATATTAGTAATAGCATATTAAATATGTTATCAGATGAGATTTCTTCTGGTTCAGACATATCTGGATCAACATACAAATTTACATCAAGTTACACTAACGGAGACCTCGTAAGAATATAATCAAATGACAGAAACCAGAATCAAAATCAGTTCTATTGTCGAAAATCAACTTCCACAATTTGTCTTAGAAGAATTCCCTCTTGTCTCTGAATTCTTATCACAATACTATACTTCATTAGAAAGTCAAGGTAATGTAAGTGATATACTACAAAATATTGATCAATATATTAAAGTTGATCAATTAACAAATTTAGTTGAATCGACAGAATTATCTTCCAATGTAACTTTTTTTGATTCTACAATCAATGTATTATCTACAGCAGGATTTCCAGATTCTTATGGTCTTCTTTTAATTGATTCTGAGATTATTACATATACTTCAAAAACCTCTACAACTTTTGAAGGTTGTGTGCGTGGATTTAATGGTGTTACTTCATATGAATTTAAAGATCAATTAACTTTTTCCGAAACTCAAGCAGAAGAGCATAGTACGTCTGCAATTGTAAAAAATTTAAGTATTCTTTTTCTTAAAGAATTTTTTAAAAAAGTTAAAAAGCAAATTACTCCAGGATTTGAAGAAAGAGAATTATATTCAGATTTAAATGAAAGAATTTTTGTAAAGCAGTCAATAGATTTTTATTCTTCCAAAGGAACTGATAATTCTTTTAAAATTCTTTTTGGTGCTTTATATGGTCAGAATGTTGATGTTATCAGACCCAGAGACTATTTAATTCAACCATCAAGTGCTCAATATAGAATTACTTCTGATTTAGTTGTAGAAGCAATCGAAGGTAATCCAGAAAATCTTGTAAATGGAACTCTTTATCAAGATGAAACTGAAAATACAAATAAAGCACAAGGTACTATAACCAAAGTTGAAAAAATTAGAAGGGATTCAAAAGATTATTACGTCATAAGTTTAGATTCTGACTATGATAAGGATATTCAGGCAGTTGGAACAGTTTATGGAAAGTTTCAAATTCACCCAAAGACAAAAGTTGTATCTGAAATAGTTTCTGGAGCAACAACTTTAGAAGTAGATTCTACTGTTGGATTTTCAAATTTAGATGGATCTTTACTTGTTGATCTTGAAAATGGGACATCTTTAAGTATCACTTATGCATCAAAGACTCTAAATCAATTTTTAGGTTGTAGTGGTATAACTCAAAATATTCCCGCAGCAACTGAAATTAAATCTATCCATTTTGCATATGGATACTCCAATGAGGAACAAGTAAAAATTAGAATTCTTGGCGTCTTGTCTGATCTTAAAATACCTGAAGATACTCGTTTTTATTCAAAAGGAGACTCTATTAAAATAAAAACTTTAGGTATTGATTTAAAGGATTATAAATCAAATAATTGGTTTTTTAATATTCCGGTAAAATATTCAGTTTCTAGTATTTCAATTTCAGATACCGCAGATAGAACATATAATATTAATGTTTATGAGGATCATTCATTTAGGGTTGGAGATTCTATTACATTATTATCCTCTTCTGGAGTTGAATATACTGGATATGTAATTTCATTTAACAATGAAAAGTCTTTTAGTATTCAATTTGGTTCTGAAATTGATTTAATTGATATTAGTCGATCATATATTGCTAGAAAAAATTTATCAAAAGTAGAGTCTGAAAATTATCCATTAGTTAATCAATACACTTCAAATGTTCAAAATGTTTATTCTGATAATGATGGATTTATATATGTTTCCAGTCCATCACTCCCAACATATCTGAATAGAAAATTAAATATAAATGACCGTTCTATAACTTTTAGTGGAACTTTTAGTGGTACAATTTTAAACATAGGTAAGCATGGATTTTATACAGGCGATTCAATTGTATATAAACCAACACCAGGAAATTCGCTAGGGATTTCTACAGGCGTTTATTTTATTAAAAAAATAAGCGGCACTGAAGTAAAATTAGCAAGAAGTAGAAATAATATTTTTACTGAAAATTTTGTATCGGTTGATGGTTCAGTCATCAATGCTAAGTTTGAATTTACTAATTTTACATATAGGGATTTAAGTACACAACTACTAGAGTCGCAAAAATTAATTAGAAAAATTTCTGATCCTGAAATTGATGGGAATGTCTATGAAACTGAACCGGGATTGACAGGTATTTTTGTTAATGGTGTTGAGGTTCTTAATTATAAATCTCAAGATAACGTTTACTATGGTCCAATTGAAAGTATTATTGCTTCTGCACCTGGATCTGGATATGATATTATCAATCCACCAATTTTATCAATTATAGACCCTAGCGGTTCTAATGCAAATGGATATTGCTCAGTAATTGGTGGTTTAGAAAGAATTGATATTATAGATCCTGGATTTGATTACATTGAAGATCCTCAAATTAATATTACTGGGGGTAATGGATTTGGTGCATCAGCAAAAGCAAATTTAGTGAGTTTTGATCATAGTGTTTCTTTTAATTCGATTGCTTCTGCTGGTTTAGTAAAATTAGATCCAACAAATACAATTGGATTCTCAAGTTATCATAAATTTAGGGATGCTGAAGAAGTTGTTTATGTAACCGATGGACAATCTCCTATTGTTGGTGGTATATCCACAATAGGCAACTTACCAACTAATTCGACTTATTTTGTTTCTGTTCAAGATGAATTTAATGTAAAACTTCATAAGTCGTTTGAAGATGCTGTTTCTGGTATTAATACAATTCGGTTTACATCCTATGGAGTTGGAAATCATTCATTTAAATCAAAAAATAAAAAGAAAAAAATTGGTTCAATTACTATTGAAAATGGTGGAGTAAATTATCAAAATAAGTTAGTTACAACCGGAATAAGCGGCATTAATACTGCATCAAATACGATTACAATTTCAAATCATGGATATAGTAGTGGTGAAATTATTGTATATAACGCAACAGAAACTCCAATAGGTGGATTATCGTCTTCTACTTCTTATTTCATAACTAAAGTCAATGATGATCAGTTTAAACTATCTCAAACTGGAATAAGTACACTAGGAATTGCAACAGCATTTTACTATGATACCAATCAGTACGTAAATTTAACTTCTACTGGTACAGGTTCGCATAAATTTAATTATCCAGAAATAAACGTATCTATTCAAGGAAGAATCGGAGTTTCTACACTTTCTGGTCAAGATTTTAATGCTATTATTCAACCAATATTCAGAGGACAAGTACAATCAGTATTTGTTAACTCTGGTGGATCAGGATATGGTTCAGAAGATATTCTTAATTACAATAGACAACCATTATTTGAATTAAACTCTGGATCGGGTATTCAACTGACTCCTATTGTTTCAAATGGTCAGATTGTAGATGTTTTAGTGAATAGTTCAGGTAGTGGATATAATTCTCCACCAAACCTCCAGATCAATGGATCTGGACTTGGTGCATTATTAACTCCAGTATTATCAAACGGTTCTTTAGTAGAAGTTAAGGTTATCTATGGCGGAATTGGTTATGATCAAGTAAATACTTCAATTACAGTAACTCCAGCTGGACTTGGTGCAAAATTTGAATCCCAAATTAAATCTTGGAAGGTCAATTTAGTAGAAAGATTAATACAAAATTCCCAAATACCTGATGATGATGGTATTTTAACTCCAGGATTAAATGTTGATTATGGACTCCAATACTCCCATGCATATGCTCCAAGAAATTTAAGATCTTCTGTCCAAGCAACTAAATTTAGAGAAAATAAAAAAGTATATGTTGCAGATTT